CAGCGCACCCTTCGTATCGAAGCCCACGCCTACGCCTAGCATAAGCGCGTCCATCGCCCAGGTGAACGCGAACGATCCGCGAGTCTGAATATCCTCCGTGGAAACGAACGCGCAATTCATAAGCGCCGCGCTTCCACGCTCCTTGACGAAAGGCGTACCCATCATCCAAAGGCCGCGCCCCGGAGGAAGGAATTTGAAATTGAAAATCTTGTCGAACATTATCTGCGCGGAGCGTTGCGCCTTGTCATTTTTCCACGGTAGCTTGAAGCTGGCGCAATGCTGTTTCTGAATCGTGAACGTGCCCTCTACCACGCGCCGCACCGTCTCCCACCATGTCTCGTTCCTATTCTCGCCCTCTACCCTGCGCGAGTACGTGCGGTAATAAGTGAACTCGCCCTCTACACCCCACTTAGGTTTAATTGTTTTATACTGTTCAACAAACGAATCCGCAAGCCTGAAATTTTGTACAATAGCATCCTTCATTTAATTCCTCCTGAAAGTTTTCTCTTCTCCCTAATAGCTTCCCTTATTCTATTCTTGGCAATCTTGAAATACTTTTCGTCTTTCTCAATACCGATAAAATCTCTTCCTGTATTTATACAAGCAACACCTGTAGACCCTGATCCCATTGTGTTATCTAAAACTGTCTCCCCCTCTAAGGAATATGTTTTTATGAAATACTCCATTAGTGCTACTGGCTTTTCGGTTGGATGATACTTACATTGACTTGCGTGTTTCGGAATAGTAATTATTGTCTTAGGATATTTCATACCAGAAAAATCATCAGTTGCTTTTGACGGATCAATGTTATTTGCTTCAGATTTTCTATTTTTTATACTATCTCCTCTGGAATGATTTATTTTACCTTTAATTTTTTGAGGATAGTATACCGTTCTCTTTTTACCAAACACTACTATTGTTTCATGCTGTTTTAATGGATGAATGTTAGCGTTTCCAAAATTGTTTACATTTTCTTTATTCCATATCCACTCGCATCGAAACCATGCTAGTTTTGAAAAAATTAGCATGGAAGTAAACGGTTGATTCGAAGTAAAACAAAGCGCACCATTATCTTTAATAACTCGTTCATATTCAGGCCATAACAATGCCATTGGAATTACCGAGTCCCATGAAGCGCAAGTAATTCCGTAAGGTAAATCTGCAAAAACCATATCAATACTGCCATCGGGTATCTCTTTCATTCTATCCAAACAATCACCTAGCATCAATCTCATGTTATCTCCCATTATACAGAAAAATAATAAGCCCGTCGTTTGACAGGCTTATTATCTAGTTGAATGTTTTTTTACGCCGTGGCCTCTTCCTTCTCCGAAAGCACGCGCCACTCGGAAGGCTTCAGTTCTATAATGTCGCTTCCAAGCCTTTCGAGATTGTAGGACGTGTCGGCGTCCTCGACTTCCTGTGCCAGTCGCGTGATCCCGTTAAGCAACCCGTAGCGATTCAGGTTGCCCTCGTTGACCATGTTCGCCAGGATTTTCTCGCCGTTTTCCTCGGACAACTGATAGCGCTTCGTGACATTCTTAATCAGCGTCGTCGGCTTCTCGGCCTTGTCGTCCGTGGTAGCCTGTATCTTGCGGATAACGTCTTGGAAAGCGTCGTCCGTAAGCGCGTGGTTGAAAATGTCGGAAAGCCTGGACTGGAAAGCCTTCATTTCAAGGCTAATGGTCTTGTCGGAGTAGACGCTGTAATCCTCCTCGTCGTCTCCCGCCCTGCGCCCGGTATGGTACTTGCGAATAAAGCTCTCGGCCGTCGCGCCATTCTTGCACCATTGCCACCAGAGGAACGAACGCACGTCGAACGCGCCCATTCCGATTTCGGAATTGGTCAGCGCGATTCCAGCGTTGACGATTTCCCTGCCGCGCCCCACGCTCACGATTTCGCCCGTGATATTCGGGAACGAAATCTGCACGTAGAGCCGCGAGGGAGTGAGCGACGTTGCGCGAACATTGAACTCGCCGCCGCTCTTCTTCTTGTAGTCCGCAAGGGCCTGCATGAAAGGCTCAATCACGAACAAGTGATCGATAGGCTTGTACCTATCCGAAAGGAACGCTCGCGCTGTCCCCTCCTGCGTGCGAACCATGCGCTTCTCATTCTTGTACTTGAGAAGCGTATTGACGTTATTCGCCTTCAGCCCCGGAACTCCCTCAATATAATCGTAATACTTACGAGGGATTCCTAGCCTGTCGGCAAGCTGTCCTTCGAAGTGATTGTTCACGTCGAAGGCTCCGACGCCCTCAAGCCCGATCCTCTTTCCGTCCTCGCTCATTTCAATCTGCCGCGAGAAGGGAATGTAGTCGGCCTTCAGCGCGTCCAGCCGCGAAAGTTCCTTGGCAAGGTCAACTACGCCTGCGTGAGTGGAAATCATAAAAAACTCCTTCGCTTCCCATCTATAGGGAGCATCTAACATATACTACTGCGCGAACGATCATTTTTTCATGTTATTTTTACGAATTTCCATAAGCGCTTGTTCTGGACTAATCCTGGTCAGGCGGTCTACCTCTTTCCTCTCGTCCTCGCTCAAGCCCTCTATGCTGGACACGGACGGCAGTAGCGAGGTTTTATTTTTATTGAAGAAGTCTATAACGCCGTCGATATTCGGAACCAGCGTCAACGCCTGCAAGCAATATCCCTCGGTCAGGAAGTAGTGGTCAGGCTGAGTATGAACCCAAACGAAACGACTCTTCTCAGGATTGTTTTCGTCCACTTCCAGAATGCGCGTCGAAGCCGTCATTTGAGAATAATACTCGCCGTTGTCGATGAACTCCGCATTGTCAGGATTTATATATAATCCACGCTCCACGTTCGCCTTGACGGTATCTAGCAACGCCGTCCTGTCCATGTTCACAATGCGGTCGCCTTTATTCACGGAAATTACAATTTTTCCTTCCTGAAAAACCGACGAATATATGTTGGAGTATTTCGCCTTCAATTCCTGCACTTTATGGATTTCAGGATTCGCGTCTATCACTCCGATCCGGGGCCTGTAGTAGTCAATAACCTCCGTCGAAAGAAGTTCGAACGTAGGCACTGTCCCGGCCGCCAGGAAGCGAAGGTAGGTGATTCCTTGTTCCTTCACTAGCTCGCGCACGACGTAGTTCAAGTCCGCACCTACGTCAACGCCAAGGATTCGCGGCCTGTCTGCCTTTTCTGGATTTATTGTATAGACCTTCTTCAGCCTGTCCAAATCCTCGCGTGTAATTTTCGCGCCCTTTGACGAATACGGAAGGCCCAAATCCGAATTGTAAACGACCTGAGTTTTTATCTCGTTTCCCTGCGCGTCCACCCACTTGTCGTACAACTGCCTGAGCGGAGCGAATTTATTCAGTAGCTTGCTTATGCGGTATCCCTGCCATGCGCGATTCGGATATTTATGAACGTATTCTCCGTCCATGCACCTGTCGTCAATAGCCTTTCCGCATTCGCATATAATTCGAATATCTTTTTTCTCGTTCTCAGCGTCATAGGTAGGATCACGCGGAATGTACTGGCGCGGGCCTATCTGCTTTACCACATTGTTGAAAAAATCAGGATTGAACCAGCGCCCGCAATGCGGACATTTTATATGCCATAGACCCTGAGTGCTTTTTTGGTAGCGCTCGTCGATGCCGAAACCCTCCACCGTGGGATTGCTAATCTCACGATGGAATTTATACGGTGACGCCGTGTAACGGTCAGGAAGCAATTCCAGGTTGGCTAGGTTGCATCTGTCCTTTTCGTCCACGTATGCCGAATCAATAGGCATTTCGATAAACTCGGATTCGACGTTCGAACCCACGTAGGAAATCGTGCCCTTTCCAAAATGGATTAGCGACGTGCGGTGAATACCGCCTGCGCCGCTACGTACCATTTCCGAGTATTTAGGGGCGCGTTTATGCAATTTATATATTCTATTATTTACGAACCTGTTTCGAAGCTCGTACTTCGGAAGGACGTACATAACCGTCAGCCCTGCCGCCGCCTCTACGTGCGAGTGGCATATATATAATTCCGAAAGCCCGCATTGCACGGACTTCTCTACGACTTGTTGCGTGTCGGTTTTTATCGAAATATATAATGACAATAGATACGGAACTTTCTGGAACGACATTCTCTCGCCGCGAGAATTCAGGTGATACTTCATTGCCCAAAAAAGAGTAGGAGCATCGTTTTTTAGGCGATCCTCCTCTATCTGTTTCGCGGTTTTTATTTTCGACTGCACCGACTTCAGATTACTCATTTAACAAGCCTCCTAGCAACGTCAGCGTCTTCTCTTTCAAGTCGTCTAACGTGCCGTCGTTATGAATTTCATAGTCGGCCTGGATACTTTCGATATACCCTTCTGATTCATGGGTATCCGTACACTCGTTGCTACTGCGGATAACCTTTACAATTTTTCCGCCTGCGGAGCGCACCGCCTCCACTTCCTGCGGATACCTAACGTCGGTAATTATCCACGATCCTTGATAGTAGTCCCGCTTCATTCTTTCGAAGCAATTATTCACCCAAAGCGAACGATACGTTACTTCGTTGAATCTAGGAAACGTGCTTGATAGCGTGCGTTGTCCCCACTCGTTTCCTAGATTCTGCATGGCCTGTCTTGGCGAGATTCCCCAAAGAGGATCGACCTCCTCCTTATGGAATTCAATAAAGTCGTCGTCCCAAAGAAAAATAGATTTTAGCGCGGCCTTAATAGGATCGGCGAAGGCAATCAATCCTACGCCGTACTGCATAGCCAGGAAAGCCGCTACGGTATTCTTGCCGCTACGCTTCTGCCCTGTTATCCCTAAAATCATATTTTCCCCTTAATATAATTTTATCTCCGGGGCGTCAACGCCTTCGAAGCCGCCTCCGTGATCCTTGCTAGTACCCTTCGTTTTCTTGTCATGCTCCGCAATCTTCGAACGCATATCCTCAAGCTGTTTTAGCTCGCGCATTTCCTCTTCAAGCTCAGTCACGGAAATTGTTACATCGTTAGCGCCTTCAGCGCCTACGTCGCGCATAGCATCGCCATCGGACTTGTCGTTATAGATATTCACGTTCAAAAGTTGCGTGCCGCCTTCTTCGCCAGCCTCTTTCATAAGCCCGAAATTAGACATTATCTCCTTAGCGGCCTTCCGCTTGGATTCAATGTTATCTCCGAATTCAGGCGCACGGAAAATCTTCAAATACTGCATCATGGCTTCGCGCAGTAAAAGCACTTGCATACCCACGGTGTATTTTCTGAGATTGAATTGTATCTCTTCAATCAGTTGCTTCACCCGTGGATTATGAATCATATAGTAAATTGCGTAATACGAAACATTATAGAACGCGGCCCATTGATACACCGACCGATGCTCTATAGAACTCCGAAAGGCGAAGTCGCGCTCTCTCGGAGTAAGCTCCGGGTAATTCTTGATTGCCTCGTTTATATTATTCATAACGGCCCCGGAGCCGTACAGGTACTTCTTCTCTTTTATTCGAGCGCGTATCGCGTCTCTAATTTCATCCTGTGTCATTCTGCAACTCCAAATAATTGTAAGAGAAGTTCCACGTCGATTGCGTCGATTCCCTGTACGCTCTCCTGCGGCGGCGTGTTGGCAGTCTTGTCGCGCAACGTCAGATTAAGCGTTCCCGACTTTATTATCTGCCTCTTCACCTTGTCCACTATCTGCTCCACCGTCACCGCTCGATCCAAGCTCTCCTTCCAACTCGCCGGGCTCCTCTTCCTCTCCTTCAAGGTCACATTCATATTCTGTAACCTCGTCGTCACATTCAGGGTCACATTCACTTCGTAGATTGTCGCCTTCTCGATATTCTTGGCATTCGCTTGATAATGCCCGTCCTCTATCTCCTTCTTCGTCCTCATAGTAGATTTCCTCGGAACCTTCTTCGGCTCCTCGCCCTCTACTAATTTTTTCAGCTTCTTTATCTGCGTACTGTCCAGCTTCTTCGTTTTCTGCGTCGATACTGTAGTCTTCGATTCTTGCTTCTTCGGCATTTATGGCACCCCTCGCCCAGGATTTCAAATCTAGGATATACCTAGTTGTAAATAACTTGCTCTTGTAGTATTCGCAATCATTCGTCAGGTTGCGCTTCACCGCTGACGTTATGCCCTTTATGTTCACCCTCTCGCGTAGCGGCCCCGGAATGAATTTCGCAGTCGCCACGCACAACGGTAATGCTCCCGTTTTTGTTTTTATGAGCAATAAACTCGCGCACCTGTGGCAATATACTTGCCGATTCGATTTCATTTTCACGCTCCTTCACAAGCATGGATGGATACGTAGTTTTCAAAAAATGCTCTTTGCATACCATGTTACAAAAAAAGAATTCACGCTGTAATGAATCCATCCAGCTAATCACCTTCGGATGCAACGCGCCGCACTCTGAGCATTTTCGTACAGTCATTTCAAAACTCCGATTCGAACTTCGCCGTCAATTCGTCATTCTTTGTAAGCACGGAAATAAAATGCTTGACGCTAGTATTGTAAACGACTTCCGTATTGCCAGCATTGTAACATATTATCGCTTCATACCAATTCTTGTACTTCTCGTACTTCATTCTAAGGTGTTGCGCCGCAAGCCGTATATTATTTTCCGGCATCATAAGGTAGGCTTTGGTATAATCGGCGAAAGTTATGCTGTTTAGCTGGAATAGGCCGTAGTCGTAAGACGTAATAACTCCTTCCTTGTTTATATTCTTTCCAACCGCGTTCACGTTAAAGCGGCTTTCAGTATAACATAACGCTACGAAATAATTTATGGGAATGTCGTTCAATATCGCCGTGGAAACGATCAGGTACGTCAACTTCCTATCGCCTATGATTTTATCGTAAAAATCATAAATCTTCGACTCGTCTCCACGGACTATTGACTCGTCCAGCACTACTTTTATGTTTCTGTTTTCACTCAGTAAAGGTTGCCTAGTGACGGCAACGGAGTTCACTACCGCCGCCAGTAAGGCAACGCATACTAGGATTAACAAAATATCCTTTGTAATAGTTAATACAGATTTACGCATCTTTACTGTCCTTCGTGATCGTCACCGTATTTAGCGACGATACGGGAGTCTTGTAGTAAATCTGTACCCACTCTCCGTAAACATAAGGATCGATAAACACACGTACTTCAGAAAACCGCTCTATGTACTTCTTCCCGCGAACAATGTCAAACCCGTCTTCGGAGTTGTAGAAAAAATCGCTCGCGTCCTTACTCATTTTTATTATATAAATCTCGACGTTACGCGCACTACGTAGTTTTTCTAGCGCCTTGACTGTCTTTTCAATTATCGTCATTACAGCCCTCCTTGGAATTAAGTAAATTCCATATATCCACTCCTAACTTTCCTGAAACGAACCCTTTGACTGTCTCGTCATTAAGCATAAAAAGCGAATACTGTTGCTTGCAAGTATACGGATGATTCAAAAGCTCATTTCCGATATATCCCGTATATAGCAAACCCTTGCTAGGTGAATAGGTGATTCCTAGCAAGCTGTCCTCGTAGCACCGCTTACTTACAAAGCCTGCAAACGTGCTTTGAATCCTGAAAATGAAAGCCTTCGCATACGCGGCCAACTCTGCCGGATTTTCCAACTCCCATAAATAATGCTTCCTCCGTAAATTCCATTTATGGGAAAAAATCAGTTCGCGTATCTTGTTGAACCGCCCGAACCCGTTGCTTAGTTCCGATGGGAGGCAAGGTATCCCTATGCACACGTCGTTGTCAGTCTCGCTCGAAATAAAATTGTAATCGTCTACAATATATTCCGGCCTTACGACGACGACGGCCTTGTAGCCTGCGTGCTTCAGCTTCCGAGAGTCGTCCACCGCCAGGGCCTTGTCGGCTTCCTTCTTCATAAAAATAAAAATCGTCTTGGCCCCTAGCTCAGGAAAATGCTTCGTCAACTGCGCCGCCGATATGCGAGAGTTGCCGTTTATGTAAACAACCTCTTCTCCTTTCTCGCTTCGTAGTTTGAAAAACGCTTTGTATTTAGGGTCTAATGCAAAAGCGGGCAACACGGCATGAACCGTGCTTCCCGCTAACGCATCTACCTCGCTACTTCCGAGTAGATGAATTCTTTGCATTCTTTTTCCCCTTCTTAGGAGACTTATTAGCATTCGCATTCGCGTTCGCATTCTCGTTCGTGTTCTCGTCCTTTTCATCGTCGCAAGTAGTCTCGTCGCACTCCTTTTCGATGAAGGTAAGCAACGCGAGTGGATAGCCTTCAGTTACTTCCACCATGCGTAAGGGAACCGCCGTCACCTGTAAAGCGCCCTCCGTGACGTGCATATCCGTAAATAGTATTCCTAGCTTCGCCATTGTCTCCGTTGGAATGATCCGCGCCACTACATTCTTGGGAAGCTCCTTCAGCGCAAGGTGAAAATGAATCACGTATGCGCTCATGGGAGCCAAACGGAACGGCCGCTTTATCCGCATAGGTGTAGTGATAGAGCCAGTATCAATAGGCTCCCCGTTGTCGCCCAGGTAAAGCCTGACCGCTCCGCCATACGTCCGAACGTCAATCACGCGAAGCTCGATCCCGCTTCCGCCTAACTCGTAATTGATTTTATCGAACCTGTCGCCAGGAAAGCCCTCTACGAAATCCACGCACTCTTCGAATTTGAACGCCTCTAATAGCATCGTCTACTCCTTATGCACCTAACTCTTTTAGGATAGGCTCTAGTTTAGAATCCTTATGCTCGCCCCAACGCTCTCCCACTTCAATGTCCACGGCCATGTCAATCGGAAGGGCCTTTATCTGCGTGCTGAAGGCCCACTTTATTATTTTCTTTATGCGCTCTACTTCGCTAGGAATAGTATCGACCAGGATACAGTCATGCACCGTATGGATGATTTTAGACCGTAGCCTTTGCCGCTTCAGTTCCTTCGCAACTCGCGCCATGCCTATGTACGTCCAGTCCGAGGCTAGGCCCTGGATGGGAGAATTCATGGCCTGCCTAGCGGCGCGATAAACTTCAAACTTGTCGTCGCTCTTTATTTCAGGCAACCTCCTCTTTCGCATAAATAGTGATTCAATGTAACCGTGTTTCTTTGCGAACTTAACCGTGTCTTCCAGCCAACGCGCTACGCCTGAGAACCGTTCGAAGTACAGGTCAATGTATCCCTGCGCTTCGTCAACGTCGATTCCTAGCCTGCGGGAAAGGCCGACTGCGGTAATTCCGTAAATCAGTCCGAAATTGATACTCTTCGCAATCCTGCGCTCTTCGTCTGACGGCTTGTAATCCAGCGGCTTGTGAAACATTTCCCTGAAGGTTTGTTCGTGAATGTCCACGCCCATCCTGAAAATGTTTAATAGAACCTCGTCCTTCGAACACGCGGCAATGGCCCGCATTTCGGCCGACTTAATATCCGCCTCGATCAGCACGTTTCCAGGCGTTGCGCGATACAGGGAGCGAATCAGCCTGTCGGACGGGATATTGTGCGTGCAAGGCTTGGAGTTGCTAGTGCGCCCCGTCACCGTTCCGCATAGATTGTAAGACGAATGTACGCGGTGATCCTCCCACACGTACTCGTTCGCCTGCCCGATGTAGGTGCCCTGCAATTTATCAATATACTTATACTTCAAAACCGCCTGCGCGATTTTTATGTACTTTTTATTGCCGCTCTTTCCTGCCAGGGCCTTCAACACGGCTTTATCGCACTTCCAGTTTCCCGACTTGCTACGGCCAGCGTTAGGCGCGTGTAGCTCCTCGAAAAGCAACTTACTTAACTGCGCCGTGGAGTTGAAATTGAACTTGACGCCTGCGAGTGAATAAATCTCCTTTTCCAATTTATTTTTCGCCTTAGTCATTCTCGCGTCCAGCACGTTCGCCTGTTCAATGTCCACGTAGATTCCAGTTATCGACGCCTCGGTCATTACGTTTCTAACTGGCGTGGAGATATGCGTAAACAGCGGAATCATTTTCTGGCGCTTCAACTCTACAATATATTTTTCATAGAGCCTGTACGTCGCATAGGTATCGTAGGCCGCGTATGGAGCCATTACGTCCACCGGGATTTCCGCGTAGGAGGAATTCTTCGTGAACTTGTGCGTCCATTTATATAATTCAAGAGGTATCTCGTAGCCGCCGAAACCTAGCTCACTCCACGTCCGCTCCTTCAAGCCTATGCTGAAATTCTCGTCCATAAGGCTTGCCATCGTCATTGTGTCGTAAATAGGCCCGTCCATGTCGAATCCGTGGAAGTGCAAAAACTTTCTATCGAAGTCGATGTTGTGCCCTACCTTGGCAATCGTCTTCGAAAGCAAAAGCTCTGAAAGCGCCGCTGTCACACGCTCGCTTTCCTCCACATTTACCCACGGAATATAAACTGGAAAATACTTTTTTCCATCGCTATACGTCAGCGATATTCCTAGAATGTCATGTCTGCAATCGAAGCCGTCAGTCTCAAGATCTACCGCGAGTAGGCCCTGGTTTTCCTTTTTCGCGGCTTTCAGGTAATCCAGAATAGACGCTTCGTCGTCTAGTAGACGCCACGCCGGAAGCCTATCCTTCGGCGGCTTCGTCACGGCTAACTCCTGCGCCTTTTGAATGTCCGATACCATCTGTTTATATTTGAAATTAAGACCGCGATTGCGGTCTATCATAACTGAGAAAGGCGCGTAGGACACGATCATCCAGCATTCGAACTCACGATTCCACATAGGCTTGCCGCGCCAGCGCATAACGCCTTGAACCTTGTCGCCGAAAATCACGGAACAAAGGGCGGCGTTTCCTAACAGTACAATAACCTTCGGCTTGACTGCCTTAATCTCTTCAGCCAGATTATTCCTGCAATTTAGGATTATGCGCTTGTCAGCGTTCGCGTTTACGCGCCCGCCGCCCTTGGCCTTCTTCGTCGGCCTGCAACGAACCGCGTTCGTATAATAAATATCCGAGTCGGGAATAGAAAGCGGTCGGATCAAGTTTTTCTTGAACCATAAACCTGACCCGCCGCTAAAAGGCTTTCCGTTTTCGTCGTCGTATGAATCCGGGGCGTCTCCTATAAACATTAAATCCGGCCTGTCCGAATTTCCCGTCCCGTCCATGTTATTCGTTACTGCGAATTCGCATATCGACTTACAAGTCGTACACTCATTTCCCATTGTTCGCCACCTTCTCCATGATTATATTATATACCCGTTTATCTAAACTCGCCAGGATCGCTTCAACCGTCGTCGCTACTACGGAATCGCTTTCAGGCAACTTCTTGAAAATCCTGAAAGCATTCAGCATTAGCATCATGGCATTGTTCGCCGATCCTGAGAGGAAAGTAAAACCTAGCACGTCGTCTGGATTTTTCTCGTTCGATGTATCCAGTTTCGAATTGCTAATGTAGGAATATAAAAACGACGACTCGTCAGGCAAGCTCGTCAGTATCGAACTCACGATTACTTTTATGTTATTTTCGGCCTTTAGGTAGGCTGTCTGAATAATGTCGCCGTCTAATACGGTAGCTTCAGCCCCCGTGTAGTCCATTCAAAGCTCCTTAACAAGGCTATTCATCCCATTGTCCGCTATCGCCTTTAATAAATATGCCTTGTTTTCTTTACCGTGCTTACTGATTATCTGAGAAGTCTCTATCCATTCTGGATGAAAAATAATCAGTTCAGCATTTCGCTCTATCATGTTCCAATTCTGCTTAATTTCGTTCTCCCACTTCACCCACTTGTCGTTGTGCTTATGAAGTGGATAATTCTTAATTTTAGTATACGTGTCGCACCGATTCGTAAGTAACCGCGCCACGGAAGAAGGGAAATTTTTAATCCCTTTAATTTCGTCCGACTTGTCGCCCTTCAGCACTTTCCAAATACCGATCCTGTCGGGAGGAAAGCCGAGCGAATCCTGTAAATCGTCGTATGATTCGATCAAGTCTCCGCGCTGAAGATCGACCGTGCCCTGCCGCATGAACTGAAACCAGTCCTCGTCGGTCGATACAAGCAACGCACGCTCCCCAGGCTTCAGGGTATGCACCATGTAGCCAGCTAGATCGTCGGCCTCAAGCCCGATATGGTACATTTGATCGACATTCATATTATCTAATAACGGCTTCAAATCCTGCACTAACGACCTGAAGTCGTTATCTTTTACGCGGCTCGATTTATATGAATCGTCCATAGACTTGCGGCGGGAGTTAGTGCCCTCCCAAAGAAAAACCACCCTGGCGCGAGGGTACAGGGAGCGGCACTTGAACGCGAACTTCGAAACGCCGTAAATCATTCCAGTAGGCTTTCCCTTCCAAGATAGATTCCGCATCCCGTAATGGCACCGCGCCGCCATGTTCATAGTATCGACCACGATCAAATCGTAGTTAGGCATATTCAGTAAATCTTTCATGGCTTCCCCTTCACCCATATTCTTTCACGTGTTACTGAAACAAGGTCACTCGAATGTACTAAAATATAGAATCCTTTTTTTCCATGTCGCTTCAGGCAGATAACAGGAGTCTTCTTCTCCTTGGCCGCCTTGGCTTCGGTGTCTTCGATCAAGTCGCATATAATTTTTCCGAAATACTTCTTGTCACGCTTCGCCTCTATGTAAAGCGTTTCGTGCAACGTGTCTGACTGCGTATCGTGTCTTGAAAACTGGCTAGACAGCGGATTGCGCGTGGTGCCGAAAAAGTCAGCCACGGCACGCTCGAAAGCCTTCCAACTTTTATCCGGCATTTAGAACCCCACTTCGGACGACTCTTCGCCCGATTCCGTATTTTCAGGCAATACTAAATTTAATAGCGCTTCCGCTTCTAGTTCGCGCAACGCCTCGTATCGCCTACTTCCGATCAACATACGTATCATTATATCATATCTTTTAGTTCCCTTCGCCTCCTCCACAATACCATGATGCTTCGTACATAATAATACGCCATTCTCCACGATCAGTCGTAGCGCGTACAAGCCTCTAGGTATAACGTGGTGGCCGCCTATTCCAAACGTGCATTTGCACCCAGGCCACGCGCACCTTCCGTTATACCTAGAGGACACTCGCCTACTCCAATCCCTGTCGTCGTCGGCGGTTGTCATTACACAATCTCCGCCCTCGACACGCCGTTCACCTTCTCTACCAGAATCGTCTCGTTGAAAATGTCGCGCAAGTCTACATGGGAAACCATAAACACCTGAGTAAAGAATTTCCTCAGTAGCGTATTTATTAGTTTCGTCAGCGCGTCTCGCCGCTTGACTGAGAGGTTGCCCGCTATCTCGTCAAGAATAAGGAACTCCACCTTATTATTCCTTGACGCATTTATTATCTGCGTGATAGCAACGCGAACCGCCAGGAAAACCATTACCTTCTCGCCTGCGGAAAGGCTCTTGTACGAACGCGCTCCCATTTCATCGTACAGCACGAACTCCACGCCCGGCCGCGCTCCTTCCACGTCGTCAATTCGTATAACGCCGGAATTGAAGTATTGATAGATTTTCGTCGCCCTGCGTTGGATTGCAACACGGATATTGCGTAGCAACTGCACCGGGATCGCGTAACGTGAAAAAGCATCTGCCACAATTTTGTAAGCCGTCATTTTTTCCATGTTGCTTTCATTCTCGGCTAACAAAGTCTTCACCTTCGAAACGTTCTCCGCGCACCTGTCGATACGCTCCCTATGGTTTTTCACGGCTTGCTCAAGCGAACCCTTCGTCCCAAGCAATTTATTTATTGTAGCGTCCGCATCATTGATTTTCTGAACCAATGAATTATAGTCCTTCAACTCGCCCTTGATAGCGGTTATGCGCGTATCAAGAGTATCGAGCGCGGCGCTTACTACTCCTAATTCCTTCTCAGCGTCAGCTAACGCCTCCTCCGATTCCCTCACGTCGTCAGCGCTGTTTTTCATGGCCTCTTTTACGCGCTCTAATTTTTTATCGAAAGACGCACGCGCCTCTCCCTCTGCCTTCTTCGATAAAAGAGTCTCGCGTAGCTTTGCTATTTTCTCAGTAAGAGCGTCGTGTTGCTTACTCCAATCAGCACACTTGCTTTTGCTTAGGTCAGCGCCGCATAGTGGACAAGTGCTTGCGTTCTCAATCTTCAACGCGGAGGCTAACAAAGCCTTTGACGCTTCCGATTCAATAATTTCCTTTTGCAATGTATCATACTGCTTTCGTATAACGTCAATCGCGGAATACTTGCTTAACTTGTCCTCTAGGCTTTCGCGCTCCTTTACTAGGGACGCGGCCTCTTCCTTCGCCGTCAATTTATTATTTTTAGCCGTCAATACAGCCTTTGAAGCCTTCTCTTTCAAGGACAGCTTTCCCTCACGCTTTCCCCTGGTAGCCTCAAGCTCCTGTACTAGGCTCTGGTAGCGAGTCTCGTCCTTCGCAAGCTCCGAACGCTCTTTCTGTAAAGCGTCCAGCTTCGTCTTGCACTTTTTCAGTTCCGACGAACGCTCCTTCAATTCGAATTCAAGCTCCGTCACATTTTCAGTTACGGAATTTATCGCGGCGATTGCGGCCTTCGTCTCGTTCATCGTCTGAGATATGGCCTTCGCATAATCGTTAGCCGTTTTATTAAATTCAATACATATATCGACCCCGGCTAGTTTCTGCAACGTCTCAAGCCTTGCGGCGGGAGCTACTTGCATTAAAGAGTCGTTAGCTCCTAGCCCGAAAAAAGACGTTAGCAAAAAAGATTCCTTATCAACGCCTAACGCCGCATCGATATATTCCTGCGCCTTATTATTTTTCTGAGACGCACCACCTTGGGCAATAAGCACGTCGTCCAGCATAACTTTCGTATAGCCTGCGCCGCTCTTTTTCACGCCGCGCTCTACGACTAGCTTTTTCGCTTTCGCCGGAACATTCGCCATAGTCAGGCGCACGGACATTGTGCCGTCTGAGCCGATTCTAACTAGCTTCGAAAGGTCTTCGCGCCCTTCACCGTATAAACAAAAAAGGATCGACTCTAGTAGGCCGGACTTTCCGTGTCCATTCTCGCCTACAACCGCAATAGTGGAGTTAGGAGTAAATTTAATCTTTTCCTTTTCGTATGAAAGGAAATTATTAAGCTCTAGCTCTTGAAGCATTCAATACCTCCTCTATCACGTCGTAACCTATCGCCAGCACTTTCTTTTTCATTTCGTCAGTCATGTCAGGCTTGTCTTTAATCCAAGCCTTGAATACAGGCTTGTAATTTATATTTTCGAAAACTTCCGCTACGTCGTCGTCCTCTGACTCGCCCGCGTACTTGTCATTCAGCACGATTTCGAATCGGACAACCGTTCCGTACTCGTCAAACCGTTTTCTGATTTCCACTTGATCGACTTGCATCATGTCCCGCGCATGGACAACTAGCTTCAGTAGCTTTCCCTTAGCCAGCTTCGCCATTTTCTCAGGATCATAATTGATTGAATCCTTATTCACTAGGTCAATCGTCAGTTGCTTGTATCCAGTCTCTTCGGTTGCGAACGGAACGAATTTATATCCAACGTCGTCCTTTTTCGTAACGTGGATAAAGCCCTTCTCGATAGTTGCCTCGTCAAACGAATTGGTACACACCGGGCCGCAATATACGTTTTTCCCTAGCTCCTGGTACTTATGAATATGTCCGAACACTCCTAATTTATATTTGAAAAACTTGGAAGGATTGAAGTGGATCGCGTCTCCCGCCTCAAGCTCCACGTCGGAAGCGTTAGACGCTCCTGACAGGTGGGCGTGTCCGATAACCACGTCAATCTTTTTCGTCTCTTCGGCAGTCAGCTTGTCCACTACCCACTTCTGATAGCCAGTAACGTCGATTACCGACTTCGGAACGTGCGGGAGAAACACTACATTTAGACCGTCAATAAGCAACGCCGTAGGAGAGTGAATCACCGTGGACAGCGTATGATTGTGGGTCATGTACTGCATTGACGTATATTTGACGCCGCAATCGTGATTCCCTGGAATAATAAATAACTTCACATTCCTTTTTTCGGCGAAGCGGAGTATTTCGAAAAACACGGATATTACAATAGGATTCGGCGAAGCTGAATCGAAAACATCGCCAGCCATAGCAACGCTCTCGCCCCTCTTCGCCGCATAACTGATCGCCTCAAAAACTCGCATCTTCGTATCATAAAGCCGCGAAGGTAGTCCCTTTATCTCGATTGTGTCTTGCACTTTTCCCAAGTGTAGGTCACTCAGTACCACCATGAATCTGCTCCTTTATTAACGCTATCACGGCCTGCTTTACTTTCGGGTCTTCACGCATAGCGTCAACTAACGTCTTCTTCGTGTACTTTTTCTTATTTATGACAATCTTCTTGTCAACGATAAGATTTTTTCTTTCGAGATAATCTACGGCATCGCTAAACTTGTCGATACCCTTTCCGTAGATAATATCGAATGAGGCTGTCCTGAATGGAGGATATACCTTATTCTTAATTACCTTGATATTAGTTTGCGTGCCTACCTCGGAAGTTTCTTTCATCGCGTCTTTCTCTTCGATTTTTCCTCCGCGAGGAGAACGAACCTCAAGCCTATACGACGCAAAAAACTTCAGCGCGTTTCCGCCCGGTGTAGTCTCAGGATTGCCGAACATCACACCGACTTTCATTCGCAACTGATTTATGAAAATTACAATCGTCTTTTGCTTGTGCGCCAGGGCAGTCAGCTTTCGCATTGCCTGTCCCATCATACGCGCCTGCCTGCCAACGTGGGCGTCTCCCATGTCGCCTTCAAGCTCCGCGAGCGGAGTCAGCGCGGCCACGGAATCTACAACGATCAGGCGATAGCCAGCCTTGATTGCCGAGATAACCGCGTCTAGCGACTGCTCTCCATAATCAGGCTGTAAAAATGATAATGTTTTTAAATTTATTCCTATGTTAGCCATGTAGCGCGGATCGCAAGCGTGTTCCGCGTCTACATACATACACGGTAGGTTAAGTTTCTGCGCCTCTGCAATAGCGTGCAACGCGAGCGTCGTCTTTCCGCTTTGTTCTGGCCCATAAATTTCAATGGTGCGCCCCCACGCATATCCCACGTTAGGCGCACCTGAAAGAGCGTCGTTCAAACAAAGGGAACCAGAACTAAGTCCTGGTACGACTTTGTTACCTTTTTCGGTAACAAGGTGCGTAATTAACTTAGTTCCGATTCCCTTGTTGACGGCCTCCTCCATTTCATGTAGAGAAGGCGACATATTTTACCTCTTTCCCTTCTTCGCGGGAGCGGGAGCGGCCTTCGCGGGGCGTCCGCGCTTCTTCGGAGGCTCGGCGGCTACTGCGGGCTTGCGTCCGCGCTTCGCGGCGGGCTTTTCGGCCTCTACGGCCTTCGCTGGACGGCCTCGGGCTGGCTTCTTCGGCTCCTCCGTATGTTTCTTCGCCTTGGGCTTCTCGGGCTCCTTGGCGGCCTTCCTTGAAGGCGCGGCGGCCGTCTTCTTGCCCTTCTTCGGGAGCGCGGGAGGCGCGTCGTCTTCCTCGCCCTCCTCCTCGTCGTCGAAGTCGGCGTCCACGTCGTCTAGGAAGTCGTCGTCGAAGCTCTCGGTATCGTCGTCGTCCGAGTCCTCTACTTCCTCTTCGTCGTCTGAATCATCTTCATCGTCGGACTCGTCGTCGGACTCGTCGTCCTCTTCCTCGTCGTCTTCAACGTCGGTATCGTCGTCGTCAAAATCCTCGGCATCGTCAGTATCATCCTCAAGATCGTCCTCGTCGTCGTCGTCCTCGACCACTTTTCCATGTCCCTTTGAAGGCTTTCCGTGAGTCTTCTTCTTCGCATCCACACCGTCCTCCTCGTCGTCTTCATAATCCACACCCTCGTCGTCGTCACCGTCCGTATCGGACAGGTGAAGCGCGAGCGTGCTTTTTGCAAGTTTCATATCGATTTCGAAAAGCTCGGAAATATCAACGTCCTCGGGGATTTCAACGTCGGGCCGCTCCGTGGGCTTCTTGGCCGGAATGAACTCGATTGAAGCGTAGTCGTCGTCGTTCCGAACCTGTTTATCAACCATGATGTAACGGTTGAATAAATCCTTGTTCGACGTAATATAATCGAACTTCGTGGGAAGGCCCCGGAGAGTCGTATACTGCGCCTTCGTCAGGCGAAGCACACCGACCTGGGGATTGTCGAACTCCACCTTCGTCGTCCGCTTGTTGCCTTCCAGCTTGACGATATTTGTGGAACCCTTCGCGGCAATAAAATATATTTCGTAGGAACCGCGCATCTTCGAAGCCTTCTGCCTGAGCGCGTCCGACTTTCCGCCACGCGCCTGCGAAGCCTGCTTGTAAAGATCACCCACGTACTTGCATATCGGGCACTCGTCAGGCGCACGCCCGCCGCCAGCCGCGCCGCCCACGCATGGAACGCGCACAACGTCTCCCGAGGGAACGGGAACCCAATGGGCGTAGCCGTCCGTGAACTGCGACTTGAGAAGATAAATCGGAGCCTTCTCGTCTTTATTGAATTTAATAATATGCGAGCCGTCGCGGGTCATTCCGTCCGAGGACTTTACGTCGTCCTCATTCGTGAAATCCTTGACCTTCGTAGCCTTCGCCGTTCTAGTCGTCTTCTCATTCTTCATACGTTAGTCTCCCTCGTTCATGTCGCCGGAACCGCGAGCGAAGCCGCCGCGTCCAGCGGATTCGAGTTGCACCCTCGCCATAGCAAGGCAACTCTGTAGAGTCTTAGTCATTAGTTCGAAGGCGTTGACCAGGACAAGTAGCTTGTCCGTAATCATATTTATATCGCGGGCCTTCTTTTCAAACACGGCCACCATGTCCGTGTTCTCGACTAGCACCTGTACCTCGATAGCCTTGCCCGTCGCCTTTGCGAAGTCAGGACGGTTGGCTACGAGATTATATTGTACGGCCTTCCAGGCGTCGTACTCTGCTTCGTACTTGGCCTGCATTCGCTTCGCGTCGGCGCGAAGGGAACCGTAGAACGCATAATTTCCCACCGCCCGGTTAAGGGCATTCTGCATTTCGTCAGGCGTAAGCTCGGAGAGCGATATATTTCCGTCGATGCACTCCGAATAAACCTTGTCGCCGATTTTGAACGATACGAAACGCTCCTGCCTTGAAGGCTCTTCCTCGCCGCCTGCGCGAACCTTTTTCTGTTTAGCCACTTAACTACCTCCTACGGTATACTACTGCGTAACCACTAGCGAATTCATGCGAACCCTTAATAATCGATTCCTTGTAAATCAAGTTTCTCGATTCCGCCCTTCGCCTTATATTTATTAACGTCCTTAATTGTCTGGCCGATTATTTTCTTCAAGCCGTGCGACTTGATTAGTCCAGAAAGAAGGACGTTTACGCGAATCTCCGTCAGCTTGCGATTGAAGTGCGTAGAGCGAAGCACGAAAGGCGTCTTCGTAACCTTTTCCAGTTTCTTGAAAATCTCGTCAATGTACTCAGGAACGCGAGGATCGTTTCGCATCGAATTAGGAAAACCTATCGTCACGATATACGCCTTCGTCGTTCCAATGTCCAGATTTCCGAAAACAAGCGAACGGAACTGCGCTTCCTTCGCCGTCTCAATATCCAGCGTGTCAGAACTGAACTCGCGTAGGTCGATGAACCCGCCCTTGGCGAACATTATGCGAACAAGCTCTCGTTCGTCTAACGCGCCATAGCCAGCGGTAACGTCTATAAAATTGGAAAGCCTTTCGAGATTGGTTAGATACCAAAATCTCAAAAGGCCATGCACGATTCCGCGATTCACGTCACCCCAATAATCGCCCAAGTCGCTATCACCGTCGATGCCGAACCTATCGACGCAAAAACTATTATCAATTACCAGCACGGTAATTTTATTAGTTTCAAGATATTCGGCGATTACGCGATTCAGCGTCTTCAGCGCGTTAGGCTTCGCCGGAAGCCCTTCGCTTCTTTCAGGCAACGTGTAAACCAAAAGCACGTCTACCTTTTTCTTCAAAAGATAATCCGTGAGCATAAATAGTAAACCAGCCCCGGAGCCGCCACCACCGCCTACACAAAGGACGACCTTGTTTCCCTTCGTAAGCTCGGGAAACTGGAAATCCAAAAAGGCGATAATGTCCTGCTTATGCTGTTTCGCAATCTGCTCCCCGACCTCGGGATTCCTGCCCGACCCTCCCTCGTCCGCGATATACGACGCATTCTTGGGAACGTCTAACTGAGAAAAATCCACCTTAGCGAGATTCAGGTAGCAAACCTGAGTCTCGAATTCCTCTGAGAAGGTTTTCGCTAGGCGGCAACCTCCCTGGCCTGCGCCGATAACATAGTCAATCATTGATTCGCTCCTTCAATGCCTTCGTGCCTTCGAATACCTTGTCCGCTTTCTCTTTTATTATTTTTATATTTTCAACGATAGCCTTGTACTGAAGTTTCGTGCAACTCTTCGTCGTGGTCAGGAAGCGAGTGAGATTGTCGAAATACTCGCCTATGTCCTTCGCATTCTTTTCGAGTATTGCGATATTCTCCCTGAGCATCGCGTCTTTCTGCTTTTCCTTGGAAGTAGGTTTTCGCTTAACCTCGTCTTCCTCGTCGTCGGCTTCCCCGTCGCACCACTCCTCGTCGTCCTCGTCGTCCAGCTTTCCATTTTTCAATTCATTCTCGGCCTTGAAAGCTGAGACGCCGCTGAGAATGTACTCCTTCAGTTTCGCGTCCTTGTCCTTGACCTTGTTAGTTTCCAGCATCGTCTTCAGCGCTTCGTAGCGTTCGTACTCCTTCACGCATCCGTTAAGCGAAGGAAAATGCTGAATCGCATAACTCCAATGGTACTCGGTCAGGCTTGCGATTCTTTTGAAAGTCGTACTCTCATTGTAGGAGAGTCCTAAAGTTTTCAGCACACTTTGTTTGAGTCCACCGCCACCGGGAGTCGCGTGCTTTATCAAATAAAGTCCTAATTCCCTACTTAATTGTAGACGCGCCTCTGCGGCTTTATGCACTAGCTCAGTCACCTTTGCCCGCTTCGCGCCCATTTCGTAAACTTCAATCTGTTTGATTGTATTTACTACAGTCTTCGGATCGTCGTTTATCTTTTTCTTGACCTCGGCTACCACCGTGTCCAGCCACGCGATAGACGCTTCCAGTTGCTTGTCTATCGGAGCCTTTGGGACTAGCGCATTTTCTTTCATCGCTTGTCCCCCGATCCCTGAAGCACGCCGCGCTCTTTGCGGCTCTGCAATTTTGCAATGTTATTTCGAGCGATTTCCTCAAGCGACATATCCAGGGCCGTCGCGCACGCCGCCAGATACCAAAGCCCGTCGCCTAGCTCGTCCGCGAGCATTTCCTTTTTCTCGTCGGATAGATTACCGAAATCGTCGCGTATAACCTTCTTGACCTTGTTGGCGAACTCGCCAGCCTCGCCAGCGTACCCGAGAGCCGGATAGACCAGGGAAAGCTCATTCGTTTGACACTTTCCTGTAGTTTTGTCAACTTCGGGCACCAGGACAGGCGGGAAAATAGCCGTCCCCTTCGCTAGATACTGGTATTCGTTAAGCATCATGGAAAATACCCCCTATAGATTTTTTCTGCCATAGCCTTCGGCAGTTCGTTAGGATCGTACCCGTCTGGTAGGTCTATGCCTAGAGTGGGCAAAAAGCCTTTTGTTTTCAAAATACCCTTCGCCTGCGCCCGCCGCCCCGCGTCGTCGCCGTCGTAACTGAATACTACTGCGTGGGAATATCGTTTTAATAAATAAATTTGCTCTCCCGTCAGCCCCATCGTACCCATAGTGGAAACCGCATATAGCCCTAGTTGTTGAAGGTACAGCGCGTCGAATTCTCCTTCAACCACGATCAGGTAGGGGAATTTAATGTTCCCATAATATCTGATTAGTTCCCATAAACCATAAAGGGACGACCTTGGAGAACGGCCTTTGATTTTCCTAGTCTTCGGCTTCACGTCCTTCCGAATCGTGCGTCCGGCATACGTTAGTAGTTTTCCAGCCTCGGTATAAATTGGAATAATAACGCGATCACGCCATTTTCCAGTTTCACCGCTCCACCGTAAATCGAACCACGCGGCCTCGTCGCGCTCTATGCCGCGATTGACCACGTAACCTAAGCCGCTCTTGTTTTCTGCAAGAGGTTTATATTTTTTGTGGAACGCTTTAATAGAATAATACTTTAATTCCTTCTCCTCCTCTCCCAGGTCTTCCAGCATCGCGCCTATGTCGGATAACACGCTGTCCGCGTTATCTACCTTCATCATAATTCGTTTCGCATCGGCCAGCGGAATGTTTTCAATTTCCGCGAGTAGCTTTACGAACGATCCTGATTCCTTGCAACCGAAACAATAGAATACGCCTGTCCGCTTATGAACTTCTAGCGAGGGCGAAGCGTCGTCATGGAATGGACAGGTGATTAGAAAATCACTACTGCCCGCTCCATCGAACGTGTTGACCCCGCGTCGTTCAAGCATATCGCGGTAGTTCATGGTTAGTCCTGTCTGCGGCCGTGATTCTTGTCGCGCTTCCTCGGAGGAGGACGATCCCGCGTATCCACGTCGAACAAAGCCAAGTCCTTCACGGTAGGAATAACCTCTTCGTGAATTCGCATATACTCCATATTCGGATGAAGGATAATCGACTTGCTAGGTACAGGCGCGTTACGCATTTTCAAAACTTGCATTTCGATAACTTGCTCCGCGTCGTCGTCCTGGCTTCGTACCAGTCCGATAACGACAGGGGCCGTCTCGGAAATTGCGCGTGCGTACTTCAGGTCTTCCAGGCTCAGGGTATCCGAATCGATAGCCTCGTCTTTGACCTGTCCAGCAGTCCATAGCGACGTGCCGCCGTTCAAGTCGGCGCATAGGCTCTTAATGTCCCAAATAACGTCAGCCTGCGACTGCCAGTCCTTTGACGAAAGACGCGAGCCTACCGCATTCATAATGTTAAGATAGTCTACGCAAATCAAATCTATATTTTGCTCGTACTCGTCCTGAATCTGATTCGCATAACCTTCTATGTCTGCGGCCGTGAAGTTTCGAGGGAAGGACACTACCTCCAAAAAATTAGTATGCTGTTCGTGTTCCTGCGTGATAGCCGAACGCCACTTCTCCATTTCCTTTTTCGAGAGATTGCCGAAACGGAACTTCGTAGCTTGGATTCCCGCAACGTCAGCGTCCATGCGGAACTCCATGTCAATCTTCGGCATTTCGCCTGTCACGATCAATACATTGTGTCCACCGCGCCACGCATTCAAAGCGAACGCGCCTAACGTCGCGGATTTTCCTACTCCCGGCTGTCCAGCGATAACGCCGAACTCGGGCTTCATTAGTCCGCCGATCATGGTATCGAAGGCGCGAATCCCGGTAGGTATACCGATCATCTGACCCTCTTCCATAAGCCGCTGTTTTTCCAGAATGACATTCACGCGAGCCTCTAGCCCGCCAGTATAATTTCCTCCCGCGATTTCCTCGCGCATCTTAACGCCGCCGCCTAACTCTTTCATGCGTTGCTTCAAATCTTCCACGGTCAGGTTTTTTATGTTCTCTACCAAATCCCTAACGCCGTAGAGGATCGTGCGGCCCTCGTACATTTCGACAATATGTTTTACGTTCACACTTGCCGACTTGTCATTCATCTTAGCGACGTTTATTTTGTAAATCTCGTCAATGGCTTCCTGGTAGATTGAAAGCTCTCCCTTGCCGATCAGTTTCTTGGATCGAAGCTCGGTGATTAACGATTCCTTGGAAATAACCGCCTGAAGGCTTTTCATAACCTTTACCACGTTAGCCGTAACCTCTGAAGACAGCCAGTCAGGCTCTACGCGATTTACAATCGTAGGCTTTCGCTTACAGATATACGCAATTAGTTCCTTCTCTACGTCTTCGCTTCGATAGTTTTTCTCAGCGAATGATTCGAGGCTTCCCATAAATTATTCCTCTTCGGTTAGATTTTCTTCGCGGAGACTTGCCATTTCAACGATAGCGGAGGAAAAATAATTGTAATCGCTTTCCAGGCGTCTAGAGTACGAATCCTGAAGATGATCGCTAAAGTCCTCGCCTTGGAAATCCAAGAATTCGCAACGGCGCTTCAGTAACGAAAACGTGGACTCGCCTAAATGCTCCTTGAATTCTTCGGAGTCCCAATTCGTTCCCAGGATCAGCGATTTATTCTGATTGAACATTCGGCGCAAAAACTCGTCCACTAATTTGTAGACGTTAGCCGTTCCAGCCTTCTTGTCTAATTCGTCAATCATAAGGAAGTCGCCGTTCTCGTAGTAATCCTGTCGCGCCGAATCTTTTGAGTACACCGCGTCTACATACGAGGACAAGGTGAAGTACCTAACGTCGTAACCTAGCACGATTGCCAGTTTTGCAATCTCGCTCATTACGGAAGTCTTGCCAGTCCCATTCTGTCCGAATAGAACCAGCCCTAAGCCGTTCTGCCGCGCACGCTTTATATTTTTCATATAAACGCCGATTATTTTTCGAATCAGCGGATCGAGTTTCAGATTGTCGAAACTGATTGACCAGTAGTCCTGCGCTATGTTCGCCTTAATCAGTTCCTTCAAATACCGAAAAACAATCATGCACCCGCAACGGTAAATCTGTCCCGAAACTTCAGCCGGGAGGTAGCCTGTACCTCCGCATCGCTTATGCGTGTTTACCAGTTCTGCGCGAATCTGGTATATACGCTGTTTAATTTCGGGAAGTAGCTTATTCGCGTTATTCGCCTTCATGCTTCCCCCAACGCTCCTCTAGGATTTTTCGTCTCGCGCTAGTGCTATGCTGTTTCTCAGGCGCTTTCCATTTCGACGTAGTTGCCTTCGAAGGATCGACGCCGCGCTTCTCGTTCAGGTAACTTTCAAAATTCTCCTGAGCGTATAACGTCTTCGGCCGATAATAGATTGCCATTTTCGGCGACTGCAACCAATCCAGTTTCGCACGATGTACTTTCTGGAAATCCTCAAAAGTATAATCGTGATCCAAGAGCCAGGAAATCTTCTTGATTGTGTCAGTCGCATTCAGCCTGAACGCCTTTCCAGAAACGGTATTCAGGTCTGCGATGATTTTTTCGTGCGCCTCCAAATTCTTAGAATTCTTATTCTCTTCTCTCTTATTATTAAGAGAAGATATAGTATGTATAGGAGAGAGGGCGTTGCTATAGCAAAATTTGCTAGGGTAGATTCCCTCATTTAGGGTTAAAGCTATACCCTGATTAGAACTGACCCTGGTTAATATCTTGTTACTTTCAAGAATTTTGACGTAATCGTGTAGTGTCCTGGTGCTTAAACCGAGGAGGTTAGATAGCTCGGGATAGGTAAAAATTTCGGCCTCGTGGAGACTGATAAATAGAACCAGTCCCACAAGGCCGATACTAACCTGTCCTTCGCTCTCCTTTATCTGCCGAAATAAATATCGGCATAGTTCTAGGAAAGCTGTTTTTTTCATATTAAAACTCGAATGCGGCGGCCTTCTTCGGAGCCTTCGCGGCGACGGGCGCGGCCTTCTTCTCAGGCGCGGGCGCGGCCTTCTTGACGGGCTTCTCAGCCTTGGCCTTCACGGCGGGCTTCTTCTCGGCCTTCGCGGGAGCCTTCTTCTCAGCCTTCTTCGCGGCGGGCTTCTCAGCCTTCTTCACGGTCTTCTTCTCGGCGGCGAGGCTGGCCTTTGACGGCTTCTTGTACTCCTTGCCGACGAACCAGCGGTAGACGTAGCTCGTCGCGCTGGAAAGCGCCAGCCCGAACTTCTCGGACACGGCCTCCGCAATCTCCTTGCGGGTCTTGCCCTTCGCCATCATGCCCTCGGCGAACGTCCTCTGCGCCTCGATGGTGGAGCCGTCGCGGCTGGCCTTCACGGCCTTCTTCTCAGCCTTCGGAGCCTTCTTCTCGGCCTTGGCCTTCTCGGTCTTCTTCACGGCCTTCTTCTCGACTGTCTTCTTAGCGTCCTTCATGTCGTCTCTCCCTGATACAGTATTTTCAACCTCTAGGAGGCTGTTTCCTTGGATAACCTATACTACTGCGCTTCCCATCTGCTTTTCATACGTTTTTCTGATTTTCTTTATGTAGTAGTTAATCGAGTAGGGATGAATATGGAGGTATTCGGCAACCTCGCTCTTGCAATACCCGTTCTCGATCATTATACATATATATTTTTCGGTAGGCGTTAGTTTCTCTTTCAAGGTGTCTATCGACGCCCGCAGTATCACCATGTCAGCGTGATCCGCTTCCTCCATTCGGACGAGGGAGAGTACCTTATGGTGCTTCCTGTCCCTAACTTGCCTCTTCTTGAACTCCTCCGAAATCGTCCTGCCAGCGGCGAATCTCAGGGCCGCCATGACGTAGCTTTTCCTGGTATCATAGTCCATGTCGGCGTTTTCGGCCAACGTGACGAACTTCTCCCAAGCCTCAAGCAAAAGAATCTGTCTAGCATCCTCGCGCTCAAGAGCAATGGCCTTGAAAATCTTATTCGACAGATAGTAAATGTAGCGGTCAATGTCAGTAACCAGCCCGTCAAAATCTGTCATGTTTTCTCCTTAATCCATCCATAGGATCGTTTTCAATTTCATAATACGACCCTTGCGAGTGAATGTCAATAATAAAATCAAAAAATCGTATCACAATTTTATGACATAAAACTCAATATAGAGAAAACCATATACACTAACCTACGGTAGGAGGAGGTTAGTGTATAGCCTTTTCCATATATAAGCAATACGTATACGTTATATAAGTATTTATTTATTTAATGACATAAAATAAAAAAGCGAGGGCGTAGAGCGGCAACGCCGTCCCACGCCCTCTAGGGAGAGAGAATATGTTTAGCGGGACATAAGCCCCGCAACAAAACCACCTAAGAATAGAACCGCGCCGCCGCCTACATACCACCATAACGATACTTCCGGGGCCGGGCGAAAGCCTGCCAGCACGGCGGGCTTTAATTCAATTTTATATTCTATTTTGTAGGACACGCTTCCCAGGCCAAGTGAAGCTATAGCGTCTGGATAATAGCCTATCTTCAAGTCGCCCGTCTTCGTCTCGACAATCATTAGCCCAGGCAGTTCCAGCGTAGGAATCGAATGTTCTAGCGAATATAATTTTCGAATCATCTGCCAAACAAGCTCAGGCTGAGTCTGCATAAGGTACGTTGAATAACCGTATGCCGGAAGCCCTTCGTCGTCCAGCTTTGGAGAAGGCTCCGCTCCTAGCGGGATAGCACTAATCAAAAACGCTAGTAAGCACGGAAGTATCTTTTTTGACAACACTGATAACCCCCTGAGATACAACTATTATTTTAGAAACGTCGGTATCAATGATACCTTTCGGTAGATTTATTACAGCGCCGTTTTCTAATTCAACTAACGTCTTGTCCCTGAGCGGATTCGTGTTCTCTTTGATTACGTAGATTTTTCCAATCTCAAGCCCTTTCCAATCCGTGATTATAGGTTTTTGTTTAGGAAATATCTTCAAAAGAAGATTTCCTATATTCACACGGAAAAACATTGCCAGCCACGTTCCGAAAAGGATAACGACTATGGCAAGCAAGCATCTAAAAACGGCTTTTATTTTATTCATATTATTTTCCAGGCTCTACTTTATTCAGCACCTTCGCCGATCCGTCCTGCGTGGGAGTGACAATAAGTTTACCTGTCTGAAAGAGGATCGACGCCGCGCCTGCGTAAGTCACGCCGGATACCGCCGCTTTCTGAAGCCATTGAATCACCGGGGCCTCGTAAGGCGTCAGAATGAAGCCTCCGAGAAAACCGAGGACGAGAGCGCCGATAATATAAAACCCTGAAGCGAAGCGTCCCTTCGTATCGAGCGCCTTGATAGCCTGTAGAATACCGATGATGCCACCGACGAAAGCCATGTTCACGATTAAACCTAAATCCATAACGTCCTCCTAGCCCGTGATATTGCGCTTCAGGAAAGCCTCGTAGCCTTCCCGCAGTTTCGTAAGCTCTATATTCATAGAACGCGCCTCGTTCCTGGCGTAGTCGAACAAGTCGTCTAACGCGACATTCAGTTGCTTCGTGATTTCAGGCTCATGGTTTATTTTGTAAAGCACCCAACGCGGAACAATCTCCCCGCGCCAGTACACGTTCAAAAGCTCCGTAGCCTTTTCCAGCACCATTGTTCGGTATCTGACTTTCTTGTCAATCCAGTCGTCGCCTTCCAACTCCGCAAAATGATTCTGGCGCATTACCGTGCGAATATAATCTTTTACCACGCGGCCTACGGCAAGCAACGTCGCGCTGTACGCTAGGTATTCCTGGTGCTGGACAATCTCAGTTCCTTGCGGAAGGTAGCTGTCCAGTTCCTTAATAAATATACGTAGGAAATATCCCGTTATTTCGACTTCCTTCTCTTCGTAATACTTCATCTGTTTTTCAATCACGTCCGCCGGGATACGATGCCTTGTTTCTACAAACTCCGTAGTCCTGGCGATGATAGAAAGAATATCCCCTACGTGCGGACAGGAAGCGTGAATGGGAACTGGAACGGGAGGAGTACCTACAGTATCCGAAACAGGATTGGAAATGGACAGGCCCTTTCCCTGAATTCGCCCACCGTGCTTCAGCCATTGGAACACGGCCTTGAAGAATTTAATCAGTAGCCAGGACACTAGCCCTAGCACGATCATAAGGAAAATATAGAACATGACTTGTTCGTACCACGTATCCAGGCTCACGTTCACTATAGATGGCGTATCCATATTTTCAACCTCCCTATTTAATCGTTGTAGCCGCCAGCGGCAGTCAACGCACACGCATTGGTGTTGACGTCTGCATAACTAGCGGTATACTTACCAGTTTTAGTAGTACCTGAACATTTATTATTGATAGTTTTAGTGCAAGTATTAAAACCATACCCTGCTCCTGTCCCTGCATTCAAAACGGCACCTACGATACACACGGATACGCCTGTACAAGAATGGAACCCAGTACATTCAACATTCGCATTTCCAGATAGATTAACGTAACAGGAACTTACTCCTTTACATAGCGCAAAACCGCGAAGCATAGACGCTGGTGCCGCTGTTTGTGTAATTGTACAATTACAGGCCGAAATATAATTACAAGTTTGAAAACCTACCGCGTATTCGCCATGAGTTACTAAATTACAGAAACAACTAGATAATATATCGCAATTCTTGAAGCCTGTAATAGGTCTATTATACGAAACTGCATACATTTTACAGGAAGCAAGTACCGTACAGCCATCATATCCGACAATGGCAAGGTTGACAGCGCTAGTAACGGACGTACAGCTAACACTACAGGAAGACAACTCAGTACAATTAGCGAATGCTGAGTAAGCGCTTCCGCCAGTTAGAGATAACGAATTCAAATTTACACTACATAATGATAATCCGTTACATTGATAGAAGGCATAAAGAGATATTATCGTAGTGGATGAAATATACAAGGTATTACATTTGTTTAATAGCTTACAATTAAAGTATCCGATAGCGCCAGAAGCGTTACCGTCTAGGCTAGTTATTTCAGCTACACAATCATTCAAATATAAACAATTAGTAAAACAAACACTACTACCGACTAATCCACCACTAGGTATTGTCAATACTGCATTACAATTATCCAGATTCACAAGTCCGTTGAATCCATAAATAGAACCCGTGTAGTCTGACGTATATACAGATACTTTAACGCCTATAAAATGGTAATTATCACGTTCGCTATCGGCTATAGCCGTGCTGTAAAACGCACTACTTGTAGTCAGCGCATTATTGAAAATAAGAAGCGCTCCTGGCTCCGCGAATACGTATTTAGTTCCGCTACGAGTTAGGTCAATATACGCATTTGACGTAGGCGCTACACTAGCCGTCCAGTTACCCGCTCTAATCAATACGCGCTTATACAAGCCTGCGGTATGCTGTATCCATTGATCCAGCTTCGAGTTAGAGTCTATTACTAAATCCCAACTTAGGCTCTCTACAGCCAAACGATTCATAGCCATATACGTATCATAAGGGCCTGCGGTAGGAACTACGATACCGCCTACTGAATCTCTTTTTACTACCGAGAGAGGAACGGCCGACGGTGACGCGATAGGAAGATCATAGGTAGATACTGATGTAATTTCGTCAGCTACAAGCGAAAGCTCCTCAGTCGTGAGTGCCTTTTTATAGTAGCGAAGATCGTCCATCCATCCGTCGAAATAACCCTGGGAACTAGAATAGCGACCAATCACCATGTCGTTTCCAAGCACACTATCTGAGCGATACCTAACAGCCTGCGGAACGCCAGTAGTAAGCTCTTTAATCAATACATTGTTTTTATATATACGCATATATTCCCCGCCCTTGAATACGTAGGACAGGAAACAGTCTGAGATAATTTCATCGCCAGCGTCGGCGGTTAAGATTGTCCAGTTAGACCCGTCGTAGGTTACGTGGAACTCAGGTACATTAGTCTCGTCAATAGAAACTCTAAATGCCTTGGACGGACTTGAGAGTGAACCACGCTGTAATATAAAACTATTAGTGGCGCGAGTCTTTCCCTGTACCCACGCCGTCACCGTGAATTCCGTAGTTACGACGTTTTTTTCTCCATACGGAAGGTTAATGTACGCGTCAGCATAAGGATCGAAATTCATGGCTTTCCCCGAGATACCTTTTGCTCGGGTAATATATTCGGCAATGCCGTCGTTTCCGTTTCCAGATAAATCGGTTACATTGAAATTAGTGTTTGTTGGCATACTGCCTGCTACTGAGATATAAAACCATTCCATTTCAAGAGAGTATGTTTCAGTTCCATCTAACGTGCCTAGATACATTCCGAATGACGGAGCGCCGTTAATATCCGTCTCTCCATGAATTATTATCCAGTCGCCATTGCTAGGAATTGTTACTGTCTGCGGAGTACACGTACACCCTGCGATAGTTAGAACATAGCTTGAGGGAGTGCTATTAACAATGCAACGGACTTTGAATCCAAATTTTCGCACAGCGGGAGAGGTATAGCCGAATGCTTTAGTAAGCATTTGACTAGCGCCAGTTTTAGTCCAGCGTAAAACTCCATTATTAACATATATATCATACGTACCGCCGCCTGAAGTCCATCCATCGGTATCCCACGCACTTCTTCTAAAATAAATCGTAGAGGAGTATCCAGGTGAAACCGCCGCGTCAGGATATTCAGTCCCGGTGAACGCCCACCTACCGAGAAGATACTTATTAAGATCGGTAATTTTTTTAGGCAAGCACGGAAGCGTACTGGCGTTGTCGGCCAGCCATATCCTTGAAAACTTATACGTAGTCACGTCGCCACTCCGCACGGAAGCGGAGCCAGCTTCGATTTTGACTTCAGCCAGCTTAATCCAGCCAGCCGTGCGAGGAGGGACGTAGTTAGGGACTGCCGCGTTGCCAGCCAGGACGTGAACCTCGTAGCTGAATTCGGTTTTCGTGTTAGTCAACGCGCTAGTGATTAGCGACGTGATAGGATCGCGGAACTGCCGAGATTTAGAATCATACGTCTGCATGACTGGACGAATCTCGACTACATCGAACCTAGCATTCGCGCCTGAAGCGTTAGACGGAATACTAAGCAAGCAATCCTCGGGAACGTCGATAGAGAACGCTTCGCCAGGGGCCGCGACATAGCCGAACACGCTATTCTGAAAATACTTTCCGCGTAAGGACAGCGCCATTCCAGCCTTCAGCGTCAGCGTAGCGCCCTTGCCGATCACTTCAAGCCCACCCAACACGTAATCGATGCTGGCCGGATCGTAGACGTTGCCAGCCACAAGGTTAGCGAGAATATCGGTATGATTCTGGTAGGACGATTCAGCCAGATAGTTCGCGTCGTCCGAGCGGAAAAGCTCGTTCGAAAGTACGTTAAGGCTCTTTATGCCGTGTCCTTCGGAATACTTCATATTCTATCTCTCCTTACTGCCTTGACTGGAATTCGCCTAGCTCTATCTTCATAATTGTGTTCGAAAGCATTGTTCCTACTCGTCTCAGCTTGTACGGCCTGTCGCCGTCCGAGCGGCTATTGAAAGACTGCGCGTTAGTAAGCAACCCGTTCGGATTTATATAAATGCTATCTCCCTTCGCAAAAGTGTAGGTGCTGTCAATCTCGATACAGCCGTCACTACACTTATTTCCAAGACTATCGATTATATATTTAGGAATTCCCATTCCCTTTACATAAATCTCAGGATTGTGCGTTCTCTCTATACTTAGAAGCGTCCTGGGAGTCTGGTACAACGAAACGATAGCGCCATTCAACGAGTGGATAATGCGCGTCGAGTTAGTAGATATAGGATCGGTAAAAAGGAACTCTTCATCTAGTATCCTAATTGCATCATTTACGGCATCATACTTGACGAATATAACCTTGTTTTTCGCCGGAGAGTTAATCGCAAAAACCCCATATCCTACGGCGGCTATCGATATTACAGCGGTGCCAGTGAAATACTGCGGTAGTTTTTTCACGTCCACCATTAAAGGAACGCCGCCATTGTTATATATGGCCGCCACCGAACAAGTCAAATCACCTGTAGCGTAGCCAACTATAAAAGCTATTCCGCCGTCAGTAAATTCGCTAACAGCCTTCAAGGTATCGAAACCCCATACTAAGTCACCGTCGTATAATTCCGTTTCCGTGCCTTGCGAAATTACAAGTCCGCTATGGGTACACACTCTGGCGGCTATTCTGCTGTTAGTGCTTTTTTTGTAAAACATGAACCACGTATCTCCGTCGATTAAAGATAATTTAGGAGCCGTAGTCGTCGTATTCGCTATATTTGACTCAGTACCAAAAGTTACCGTAGTACCGTCGTCTCTAACCATATTTGTAACCGCGTACACGCCAGCGGCATTACTAGCATAGACTATATAATCAGAATTAAGTTCCAACAAACTACTAATAGTCTGAGTGTTCGAACCTATAACCTGAGTAAACGGCCCTTGAAGAGTCAGCGTATTAGCGTTTTCGTCTAATATATAGCGCCGAACATTAAGCGTGTTAGATACAAAATGTAAAATATGCAAGCGGCCCCGCGTCATAGATATACCTGGAACCGGAGCCACGCCTGCGGAAGTAGGGGCGGTGTAAGCATAAACCACTTGCGTATTATCATTGTTTTTTAATCCTACTACTGCAACCATCCACATATTAGAACCTAAAATAAACGAAACCATAGATAACGGATATAAAGAATTCAGCCTACTAGCCGTTATGAAAAGGCGAGTTGTTTGATCGACAAATTCCGAGGTATAAACGCCTGACTGAAGTTGTATAGGCGCAATTTCCATAACGCGGGTATAATTGCCTAAATCGAATCTTGTAAACTCTGACATTTTATCAATAGGACAAGGGTAGCCGCGAACCTCGTATTTCGCGGAAGGAATATATGTTTCCTTGTCCGCTCCCACCGTCAATGCGAAATTAGAATTCTTTACGACGGTCGAAACATATATTCCCCATAGGCTCTTAGACCTA